TGTAATAAAACAAATAGGAAAAGGTGCTTTTTCTAATGTTCATTTATGTAAAAAAGATAAAGTAAATAAAAATAGTATATTATTAAATAGCATTGATAGATATATAGGTATTTTAGATCAAGGTCAGGATAAGGATCAAGATTTATTTATTATAAAAGAAATCAATATTGACAATTTAGTAAGAAAATATATTAATAAATCTAGAGCTGAAATATTAAATAGAATTAACTCTAGTGATACTCGTGATACTCGTGATACTCGTGATACTCGTGATACTCGTGATACTCGTGATACTCGTGATTCTAGCGATTCTCGTAATTCTGTAACATTGTCATCATTATCAAAACAAGAAAGTGTTAATATAACACCATATTCAACTAAATCACCTATATTTAATAAAGAAATAATGAAAAAATTAGACACAGAAGAAGAATATTATTATAAGCGTTTAAAAGATCTTATAGATAGTGAAATTGAAATATTAAAAAAATTAAATCATAATAATATAATAAAATATTTTTCTTCAAATATTGACATGTCAAATGGTAATCAAATTTACTGTATAAAAATGGAATATTGTAATTATGGTGATCTTCATACAGTATTAAAAAAACAATCAAGAGATAAACAATTATTATCGAATTTTAAATTAAGAAATACATTTGGGGGTTTCGAAGATAGTTTTATCAAAAAGTTTTTAAAAGATACTGTATCTGGGTTAATATATTTACATGATCTTAATATTATTCATCGTGATATTAAATTACATAATGTCCTGATTAAGAATGAAATTGTAGGTAACGATTTTTTATTTAAATTAAGTGATTTTGGTTTTGCTTGTTTTGATATAGATACTGAACTAAATGAAAGTTTAAATATTAGTGATTTTGATTTTAGTACTAGCTCTTTAAAAAAGAAATACTATAAATTATGTGGAACGCCATACTATATGGCACCTGAAATAATATTAAATATAGAAGAATTTGATCAAATATCAACTTCTAAAAAAGTTAACGAAAGACTAAAACGGGAATTTTTAGGTGAAAAAATGGTTAAATTTTATGATAAAAAAGTAGATTTATGGAGTTACGGTATATGTTTATACGAATTAATATTTAATACATTACCATTTTCAGGAATTTCTGATATACATGACCTTAAAGATTTTTTTTCAAGACCAACAACGCAATTAGATCTCGATAAAAAAATTGATAATAAAAGTCTTATTGATAAAAATATGAAAGATATTTTAAAAAGTTTATTAACTATTAATCCATCTTTTAGAATTTCAACAAATGAATTACATAATATTGTAACTGAAAGTTTAAATGATTTACATTACGTAAATGAGTTTTCGTCAGAAGCAATTATTGAAAGCGAATATAATATAATTACTTCAAGTCTAACTGACCCTAAAATAGATCAACTTTCTAAGAATGTTGTTTATGAACCAATTAATCTAGAAACACAAAAAGATGACGTAATGTTTTTAACATCATGGGATAAAATTAATAAAGCAAGTTCATTAATTACTAAAATTTCTGTGGATAATGCTTTCATGAAATGGTTACTCAACAAAAGATAATACTTTTTAAATAAATTATTTATTTATTTAAAATATAAGTTTAAATTAAGAATATGAATGCTACAACGACAATAATATCATTATTAGTAATTAGTATGGTACATATATCAGCCATGTCTTTTGTATTCTATAAAGGTACAGAATTTTACTGTAGGAAAAATAAAAGACAAAAGCAAGTATCATCGTTAACTAAAACATTAACTCCAATATGGGATATAATTCATTCGAATTTTCCAGATTATTCCGTCTTTAATTATTCAAAAGATATATATCTTGTAGTATTTTTCCTACCTATAATATTTAATTTACAAAATATTTCAATTGTATATTTATATGAATTTTTTTGGAAATTCATGATATTAATATTTTTAAGAAGTTTTACAATAGTATCGACAATTCTACCTAGAAATTCTACATTGAAAGTAAAAATAAATAAGAAAACAGATTTTTGGACAGTACTTTATCATAGAACTATTGGTGGTGGATGCTACGATAAAATTTTTTCAAACCATGCCGCTTTTGGATTACTTGCTACATTACTTTTATTTAAATATTCTTTTTTGGAATCGAATATTTTTAATACAAGTTTATTTATTTTGATAAATCTTATTCACTTTATGATGATTGGAGTAACAAGAGCTCATTATACAGTAGATATAATAGTTGCAATTTATGTAACACTATGGATTTATGAGAGTCAATACATAAACAAAATTTTAGAAATTTAAAATAAATTTTTTATTATGAATAACCAAAATTTTAATTTAAAGTTAAAAGTTTAATTAAATTAAAAAAGAGATGAAAAACGATGATAATACATTTGAAATGGGTCCTGATGAAATTGGACGTGTTATTTTTAGTAAACCACCTGGAGAGTTAAATTCTATAAATTTGGAATTGGAGCAACAAACAGCTGATATTGCTGAACTCGATGGTATAGAACAATTTACAAGTAATATTCTAAGAATAATTACTATTAGTGGTATCATGGTATTATTTGGTCATGTGAATTTTATGCAATTGACAGACGCACAAGTAGAATTAATCAAAAGATATACAAGAAGTTTTGGATATAATTTAAAATTAGACATTGATGAAGAAAAACAACAATTACTTGTATATTTTGAAAGAACTCTTATTTAAGTAATTAAATAATTAAAGAATTGTTTTTGTCCGGAATTCTCTTTATCTGAATTAAACCAACCTATACCATCTTCTTTTATGTTTTGTAATATACCAGGGTCTTTATCTATAACATATTGTTTAATGCTTTTACATTCATTCACATTGAATTTTTTCAAGAAATAAAATATTAAAAATAATAAAGAGTCAAGATCCATCTTATCTTTATACATATTCCAATTTTTTGCTATGTATTCTCCAATTTCTAATTGAAAATTATATTTGTAATTCACTGGGTACTCTTCTAATAAAATAGTGAGATATTCTGGGAAAAAATCAAGTATTACTTTATATACAGCATCTTTATTTTTGAAAAGATATATTATATCTTTTTTTGTAAGATCGTCCCCGATATAACTATTAGCTACATCTTTTAGACTATCTATTGGATCTTCGTCAAGATTATCGTATATAGGATCTAGTTTTCTAAATTTATTAGATAATTTTTGTCCAAAATAACAAAGAGCAAGATCTCTTGACATTTGTTTATCGTTTTTACATATATTAAACATTTTTTTATTAGATTGACACATATTTAATTTATCTTTGCAGTTTAAATTTTCAAATATCTTTAAATTTAATTCCGTAGGTATTTTATTCATTTATAATAAACAAATAAATAAATAAAATTGAATTTTTAATATTTTTTATAAAATTATAAAAATATGTCATCAAATTTTCAAAAAGTTGTAGAATTTAATAAAGCGTTTGGAGTAAAATCAAATACAACAATTCAACATGACATTTTTGATAAGGATCCAAAATTAGTTCAATATAGACTTGACCTTATTGAAGAAGAAGTACAAGAACTTCGTGACGCAATTAAAGAGAAAGATATGACTGAAATTTTGGATAGCATTTCAGATAGTCTCTATGTAATTCTTGGTGCTGCCACTGCATTTGGGTTTGATGCTGATAAAGCGTTTGATTTAGTACATAAGTCTAATATGTCTAAGTTATGTAAAACTGAAGATGATGCTAAGGAAACTGTTAGGCGTTATCAAACAGAAGTACCTCAAAGATATGACTCACCTGCTTATAGACTAAGTGATGATAACGTTCATTTTGTTGTTTATAATAAGTCAACTTTTAAGATACTAAAAAATTATAAATATACAGCTGTTAATTTTACTAAATTATTAAAAAATTGAAATTAAATTAAAAAATTATTAAATTAAAATTGAATTGTTTTGAAATTCTAATAAATGTAATGGATTTATTAGAAGAACAAAGAGAAAATATTCCAATAGTTTGTAAATTAGGTAAATTATTAGAAAATGATTTTCAAAGAATTTTAAATAAATTAGAAAATAATGATTTTGATAAAAATAAATGTTGGATATGGAATGGGACAACTCAGTATAAAACATGTAAAGGGCATCAACACGGATGTATTTGGTTTAATAAAAATTATGTTCAAGTACATAGAATAATGTATCATAATTTTATTGAAGATGTTCCAATTTATTCAGCAGATGGATTAATTGTTTTACATAAATGTTCTCATTTAAATGATGGTAAATGTATTAATCCTTGGCATATGAAACTAGGTAGTCATAGAGAAAATACAAGAGATGCGTTAAATTCAAATACTTTAACATTATTAAAATCAAATGAAGAAAATCCAATGAGTAAATTAACAAATGAACAAATTAATGAAATTAAATTATTAAAAGGAACTGGAATTACACAAAAAGAAATAGGTGAAAGGTATGGTATAAATCAATCACAGATATCAAGATATTGGAATAATAAAACACGTTTATAATTTTTATTAATTAATTTTATTAATTAATTTTTTATTTAATTTTTATTTAATTTTTAATTAATGCGGCAATTCCAAATATTTTTTTTCTTTTTATACATTATAAAAACAAACATGGCAGGTGGTCTTAACATTGCTAGGACCAAATAGTAATTTTTAAAACAAATTACTAGTGATATAGAATTATTTATTTAATATCTATTTCGCGACACTTTCAAAATGACGGGGAAATCCTTATAGCCTAAACTACCACTTTAAAATAGAAATATTGTAAAGGAACATGGTTAATAACCGTACCCAATGGTAATAAAGTTTAGGATTGGACAATCCGCAGCCAAGCACCTAAAGTCGCTTTGATAAGAGTTTTCAAAACTTAAGTTTTGGAAACCGTGACTATGGTGAAGGTTCAACGACTAAATGTTAGTGGGTTTGAAGAGTTTAATCAACTCTAATGATAGCTTAAGATATAGTCTACTCCCAATTTAAATACACTGAAAGGTGGGGTAGCAAGGAATGCAACTCGTTAACTTAAGCAGGCGAGCGAAAGTAAATATTAAAAGTATTTGCTAGTGAAATGGAATTATTAATTTAATATCTATTTTGCGACAACTTCAAATTGACGGGAACTTCCTTAGAGCCTAAACTACCACTTTTATTTGGAAACATTTAAAAGGACCACGATTAATAATCGTACCCAATGGTAATAAAGTTTAGGATTGGATAATCCGCAGCCAAGCACCTAAAGTCAATTTGATTAGACTATGGTGAAGGTTCAGAGACTAAACGTAGTTGGGATAGAGAAGTTTAATCAACTTCAATGAAATCTTAAGATATAGTCCGGCTTTTAACTAAAATTAAGAGAACTACCGCGCTTATGGAGCTTAAATATCTGGGCTCAAATAGTAAGCTGCTAATATGGTTCGTATAATATCATATTAGATAAACAGTATAAATATACGAATAAGGAATTAACTGTGATAGTTTCTTATTATAAACTTGCTAGTGAAAAACTTTTTGAAAACGTTTTTTGCGAAACTTTCAAATTGCGGGAACCTCTTTAGGATACTTTGTATCCCAGCGCAAAATCACTTATGATTTATGCTGTAACTTTAACTACTACTTAATGATAGTGATATTATTAATACCAAAGGGTAATGACCTGAGGCATAGTAAAAACGTTAAAGATTAGACAATCCGCAGCCAAACATCTTATATTGTATAAAAAAATTGAATAAAAATATTTTATTAATAATTTTAAATGGATATAGGTGAGATTTATTGTTTAACAAGTCCTTCAAATAAAAAATATGTTGGTCAATGTGTTAAGTTATTATCAAGTGGTAAAAAATGGGGATATTTAAGTAGATGGAAACAGCATGTTAGAGATGCTACAAATGGTAAAGACTATTGTAGATTATTAAATAATGCTATTCGTAAATATAATCCTGAAAATTTTACTATTGAATTAATAATAGAATGTGATATAAAAGATTTAGATTATAATGAAAATCTTTATATTGAACAATTTAACACAATGACACCTACAGGTTATAATTTAACTTCAGGTAAAACAATGTCAAGACAATCAGATGAAACAAAAGAATTACGAAGACAAAGTATGATAGGTAAAAATTTAGGTAAAGTCTTGGATAAACGTCCAAGACAAAGACCTGAAGATTCAGAATTACCTAAGTATCTTCGTTATTATAAAGATTTATCTGGTAAAGAAGGATATAGAATAAGTCATCATCCAAATTTAAAAGAAAAGTCATTTGTAAGTAAATATGCTTCTATGGAAGATAAATTACAATTGGCTATAGAATATTTGAATTCAATCTAGGTAGATATAAGATGAAGGTTCAACGAGTAGACGGAAGTTGGGATTTAATGATGATATTAACCATATCTGAAAATTCTTAAGGTGTACTCTACTCCTAATAGAGATATTAGGGCTAATGGTATGAATACCAAAGGCAAGATATTTACCTTAAAAATCTGTAGGGTAGAAAAATGTCGGGGAATATTGAAAAAATAAGATATTCGTAAAACCCTTTGTGGAAATTTCATGATGAAATACCACTGATGTTAATCAGGGAAATTAACTTGAATTAATTTGAAAACCCTTGGTGAGAAGATCAAATTGCTGGAAACTTCTAAAGCTTATTCTACTAAGTATTTGTAGTGATATAAATATGGCCAAGATAAAACTTGGATATAGTAAAAATGAATAAGATGAAATCTAATAAATTAGATTTAAATGGACAATCAGCAGCCAAGCTTCTTTAAAATTGAATAATTTTAAAATTATGTTATAAAAACAAACATGGAAGAAAAAGAATGCGGTGACTGTAAAGTTATTAAACATCTTAATGAATATAGAAAGTATACTGATAGAGAGAATTCATATGCGAAAACATGTAAACAATGTTTAAATGAAAGGGATAAAATAAGAAAGAAAAATCTTAGACAAAATAAAGTAGAAACAACAATAGTAAAATGTGAAAAATGCGAAGAAGAAAAAGCATTAAAAGATTTTGCTAAATTGAAGAAATTTTACAAAAATAAGATTTGTCTAACTTGTTATCCAAAGTTTTTAACTGAACAGAAAAATGAATGGTGTAGAAATGAAAGTAAATCTAATATTAATTATAGGTTAAAAAAATCATTAGCAGCGCGTTTAAGAACTGTTTTAGTTAAAAATGATTCAACAATGAATTATATCGGTTGTGATATTCAATATCTAAGAGAATGGTTTAAATATAATTTTACAAAAGATATGAACTGGGAAAATTATGGTTCATATTGGTCAATTGACCACATACTACCTGTTTGTAAATTTGATTTAACAATTGATGATGAAAAATTGAAGTGTTGGAATTGGTCAAATATGATGCCAGTTACACTAAAATATAATTCATCCAAAAAAGAAATTGATATAAATCAAATAGACAATATAATAATAAAATTAGAAAAGTTTAAAGAAGAAGGTTCAACGACTAAATGGTTTTCGGGAGATTTATTAACTAAAGATTTTGCTAATGTAAAAATTAACAAATTAAACTAAAGTTTACTTTATTTAATAATTCTTCATAAGATATAGTCTACTCCTTATTGAAAAATAAGGTATTTGGGTAATGTACAGGTAACCCACAAATTACATTTTTTAAAGTTGTGTATCGTCGTCATACGAATTTCGCCCTAGAATCTATTGAACAAACTTTCAACGGAACCGTTGATTTTGGACGAAAAGTTTCTTGCACTGTTTCTCGAAATGGTGATCTTATTGGCCGAACTTACCTTCAATTAGTTCTCCCAGCTTTAACCCCAGCAACTGGTGGTCAAACTGTCGCATGGACTCGTAACATTGGTCACTCGATTATCGACTATGTTAACATTGAAATCGGTGGACAAGAAATTGACAGACATTACGGTGACTGGCTCAACATCTGGAACGAACTTACCCAAACAGCTGAACACGAAGATGGATACTCTGTAATGACTGGTAACACTACCACTCTTACTACTCCAACTACTGCAGCAAACGGAGGTATTCCAGCTGCTACTCTTTACGTTCCTCTTCAATTCTGGTTCAACCGAAACCCGGGTCTTGCTCTTCCGCTTATTGCTCTCCAATATCACGAAGTCAAGTTCAACATTAGTTTCACTCCAGCTTCACAAAACTACATCGCCTCTACCACCGCAGCTCTTGCTTCTGGTGTTCCATCTATTGGATACTGTTCACTTTACATTGATTACGTTTATCTTGATACTGATGAACGTCGTCAATTCGCACAAGTTCAACATAAAAAATATACAGTATTTGTATATAAACTGTGTTAAAAAGTAAATATTAAACATATTTGCTAGTAAATAAATAAATCAAATCAAATTAAATGATCACCTGCCAGTTTTTATCATTTGGTTTATTTATTTGCGACACTTTCAAATTGCGGGAAACTCCTTAACAAAGAACTAAAGTAATTTAAAAATAAATTTTCAAAATTGTTTTTACTTTAGTTTTATAGCCTTCACTACCACTTTTATTTAGAAATATTTAAAAGGAACACGGTTAATAGCCGTACCCAATGGTAATAATGTGAAGGATTGGACAATCCGCAGCCAAGCTCCTAAAATAAAAAATTGAATAATTCTAAAAAATATTAATTTATATGGGTCTCATATATTGTATAACATTTCCTTCAGATAAACAATACATTGGTCAAACTAGACAAAAATTTGAAATACGTCTAGTTCAACATAAATCATGTAGAGATGATACATTAATAGCAAGAGCTTTTAATAAGTATAAAGATGATTTTAAAACAGAAATTTTATTAGAAATTAATAATTCTTTGTTAGATGAATATGAAATTAAACTTATAAATGTATATAATACATTGACGCCTTTTGGATATAATTCTAGAAGTGGTGGTCAAAATGGGTATTATTTTACAGATGAAATAAGATTAAAGTGTTCAATGTCACAAAGAAAAAATAAGGACAATAAATTACCAATGTATATGTATGATTATGAAAACGGATATAGATGTAGACAACCAGGAAAACCAGAAAGATATTTTAATTATAAATATCTATCCAAAGAAACTAATTTTCTATTAGCTAATGAATACTTAAGTGGTAAAGATGAATTATATAAACAATATGTTTATCAATTACCTAAATTTATTACAAAAGTTATAAGAGAAGATAGAAATGGATATAGGTGTACATTTCCAGGATATGAAAGACATTTTACATCAATGAAATTATTAGATGATGAAA